GGTGGAGAAAATATAATAATAGTATGGCAATAGAAGAAAAAAGAATATACGAGTTAACAGATGAACAAACAACGTTAACCGATACAGATTTAGGGGTATTAGATAAATCAGATTATGATGAAGCTAAAAAGTTTTCATTTCTTAATTTATGGAATTATATTGCCAGAAAGATAACTCCTACACAACCTGCGGAAATTAACTTAACACAACAAACGTATTACGCACGATTAGCTACAGGATTCCCTTTAAAAGCGTGTATTTATAACAATGGAACAAGTGGTGTAGGTGCGACGCTTACAGGTAGCGCAAATGGTATATTATCGCAATCAGACCAAACAAATAAAGTTGATAACGTTACTCCAGTATTGAATGATATTATTTTAGTTAAAAATCAAGCTTCAGCACTTCAAAATGGTTTGTATGTAGTTACTCAATTAGGTAGTGCTTCATTACCTTTTATTTTAACAAGATTAGAATTTTATGACCAACCGAGTGAAGTGTATCCAAGTGTTATATTCATTAGTGAGGGAACAGGAAATCAAAGTAAGTATTTTACACAAGATACCGACAACCCTACTATTGGAACAAGTCCTTTAGTTTATTTGACTTATGCTGTTACACCAACTCCTGCGCAAGTTATATTTGCGGATACGGTAACAAGTGATGTTTTGCCTGCTTGTACTTATGCGAATGGAACAAGCGGTAGCGCACCAGGAGCAGGAGCAACTTTAACAGCAAATTCAAACGGTACTTTGGGTACGATTAACGGTGTTACAATGAACGTTAACGCAAGAATTATTGTAAAGAACCAAGTAAACCAAGCGCATAATGGTTTATACCGAGTTACTGACCCAGGAGTTGCAGGTGGCTCGGGGAGACCTTGGGTATTAATAAGAATAGCAAATGATGTAAATGCCTTTTATATTAATAGAGAATACCCAGTAACTAATCCTAACTCAACATTATTCGGTTCACGGTGGACGATTAGTTCACCTTTGACAATGCGTAACTCAGATTGGGGTACTACGAATATTGTGTTTTCAGAAAATGTTAGAAACTTTGCTAACTCTGATTTAACTTTAACAGGAAATAGAACACATGATTTTGCAGGGAATAAAGCTACGTTTGATAATGCCGAGATAAAGATTATTGCAGACGATAACGAAGGCAGTGATGTTGCCTTTGAGATTACACAAGCAAATGGTACTGATAGTATTTTAAAAGTGCAAGGAGATGGTGAAATAATACATAAAGGGATACGTACTTTTAAAAACATTACAGGTGATGACACTATTACTTATATTACAGCTTCTGGTGCATTTGGTGCTAATTATATAAACTTCGGTAGAAATGGAATAAATAGCAATGCAGGAATTATATTTACAAATGACGTTGCTTTAGCATTTTCATATCATAACGGTGTCAAGTGTGCTGCTCATGTTAATGGAATAGTTATAGGTGGCGATGTCTCAACAGATATTGATTCAAGTGCTATATTAGAAGTTAAAAGCACAACAAGAGGTTTTATTCCTCCTAAAATGAATGCTACACAAGCAAGTGCTATGACACCGTCAGATGGTACTATGATATATGTAACAAATACAAATGGTACATTTACAAGCGTTGGCTTTTGGGGTCGTGAAAATGGTGTATGGAAAAAACTAGGAAATGAGATATAAATAAGTAAGAACATTTGAAACTTAATTATAATGTTTAAAGTAAACTATAAATATCGTAACAGATTAGCGCAATTATTAAAGCGTGAAATTAAGTCTTTAGGGCTTATTGATACATGGGCATTATACGAGTCTATTAGAATTAGCGCAACAATGGAAGCGTTAGGGACTTTGGATATTACTATAAACGCTATGTACTATTATAAGTACTTAGATAGTATGTCAGACGAATACACAGGAATACCACGAACTCGAGCAGGCTTTGACATCACAGAGGATTGGATGGCTAAATCTGAATTTAAAGAAGTGATACAAAATATTTATAAGGACTATGTTGATTGGTTAACTAAGAAATACTCAATACTACAAATGGCTCGTTTAATGTCCAACCCAAAGATAACAATAAACGTACAAGACATAGGAGGTTAAATCACACCTCCTTTTTTCATTGATAAATGATTGAACACAAAGATAACAGGCAGGTTTAAAATGTCTTTAAACTTTGTTATATCTCCATTAGCTAAGTTATATAGTAAACGCTCCCAACTGAATTTTAATAATTTCTTTTCCTGCTCAATTTCTTCTCTAACTTCGGGAGTCATTTCATCATCATCCTCTATATCGTTAATAAAAAACAATTCTTTGTACGATGCCATAATCATATCGTGAAATTCGATGTAAGATTGTATAACACCAAAGCACTCACTCATAGGGCAGTTATTAAAAAACTCTTTGCGATTATGTAAATCATATTCATAAGGCTCAAACTTTAAAACATTCCACTCGTTTAGGTTTGATTTACGATACAAAATAGAAAGCACTAAAGGGGTATTTTGTAAGTCTGAAATATAATGCTCGATGTCTATAAATTGACCGAGTGTAATAGTCTTAAAATCTATTAACTTAAAATCTTCAATTTCTTGATTAAAATTCTTAGGTAATATTTTAAGGAAAGGCAAATCCTCAAGGTTAAACAACTCCTCAATAGATAAACACTCAATATCTTCTATTGGTAAATCGTACAATATAGAAACAACATCGCAACGAAAATCCAAAGTGTCCTTATAGTCTTGAGGATTTAAGGATATTACATCTAAGTATTGATTAACTTTCAGTTGTTTCCAACTCGTTAGCTTGTTCATATTGCTTTGCGAATACTTGTCCGATTTGTACTAAATAAGGGATTGAAAACTCAGCTTTTAAATCTCCAAAAAGTTTAGCTTTGTGTTTTATGTGTTCACGACTATAGTGTTCTTTGTCGTTTAAGTCGGTACGCTTGAATATTATAGCCATCAAAGTACAAAGATACTTTTCATTTTTAAAAGCCTTTTCAATTTCTTTCATATCCTTAACTAAGATTTTAAACTCCTCCTCAAATGCTTTGTAAGTAAATCCATTTAATTCAAATTCTTTTACAAAATCTAGGTTAGTAGGTTTCGAAGCGCTAAACTCTTTAATTAATTCTTTGAAAGTGTTAAAATCCAAGTTATTTAAATAGGTTTCATCTACTCCAAAGAACTTAAACACACGTAAATAACGTTCAATATTATCTAAATTCTTATTGTTTAAAGTTGCACTAACCCACTCATACTGTTTGAGTGTCATTTCACTAACTAAGTTAGGGATTTCAATCTTATTTACTGTTATCATAATTATAATTTTAGTACAAATATAATATAAAAAGTAATATATTTAAATGAGTTTACCAACTTACGACATAACAATAGACGAAAACTATGCAGAAAATGGTCAAGATTTAGGTATTGACATGATTGCATTTACGTCTAAGCCTGCTATAATCGTAAAAGGAATAGCATATAACACTCAACAGTCTGTTAAATTATATTATCGTAACGATATTAAGTTTAGAATAACAGCGCCTGTAATGATTCCAATGGAGATTTACAGAAAAGATGAAGAGGATGGATACGAATATAACACACGATTCACAGCAGAGGTTATTGAGGATCTTCATTCTAAGTTAATGAAAGATTTACATAACAAGGATTTGTTTAATGTAGACCATAATGCGAATGAGAAAGTCCCTGCATACATCCTAGAGGCTTGGATAGTAGAAAACCCTGATACAGACAAAGCAAAAACAACCTATAATATTGATGTTCCTAAAGGTACGTTAATGATGACTACCCAAGTGACCGACGAAAAGTATTATTACTCTTTAGTTGATAGCAATAGAGTAGGATTTTCTATCGAAGGTTACTTAGGTATGAAATTAAAAGAGGAATTTAAAAACCAATATAGTATGAAGTTACCTGATGGAGAACATCTAATTGATGGTAAAATCTACATTGTAAAAAATGGAGAAATTATCGAGATTACAGATGTACCTGTTGAGGCTGAAACTGAAATGGCTACGGAAGAAGAAACTACAACGGAAGAAACCGAAGTGGTAGAAGAAGAAATGGCTACAGAAGAAGAAACTACAACAGAAGAAAAAATGGCAGAAGAGCCAACAACAACAGGAGTTACAGAAGAAGAAGTCATGGCAATCGTGCAACCTTATTTAGATGAAATTTTAAAAATCGTTGCAGACGTAAAATCTATGATTCCTGAAATGGAAACTCCAGAAGAAACTGAAATGAGTGAACAAAAGTTTACAGCTCACGACAGATTAAAATCATTTATGAACTTTAATAAAAATCAAAAAAAATGAAAGAATTAAAATTTGACTTAAACGTAGAAACAAATGCGTTGTTATGTCCAAATCCTGAAGAGTTCTATGCAAGAGCATATATTACTCCTATGGTGGCTGATAACTTCCGTGCTTTGCCTGGAATTAAAACAGCAACAAAATTAGCAAATGTATTATTTGACAATTTATTAAAAGCGTCTGATTGTTCATTCTCTGCTGAAAACTCAACTTTAGATGCAATCGACATTAACGTATGTCCTTTATCAGCTATGGCTCAAGTTTGTCAATTCGATATTGAGCAATCATTTATTGCTATGCAAATGGCTCAAGGTTCTAACGGAAATTGGAACGTTGCTTCTTTCATGTCTTATTATTGGGAGCAAATGGCTGCGCAAATTGGTGAAGAAATCGAGTTAATCAGATGGCAAGGTGATACTATAGATTCAATAGACCCTGTATTAGCATTATGTGATGGACACCTTAGAAAATTGACTTCTGATCTTGATGTAGTGAAAGTTACAGGTACAGCTTCAACAGTTGGAAACGTTATTGCAGAATTAACAAAAGTTGTTCAAGCAATGCCTAGCGTAATCAAAGGTAAGAAATCAGACCTTAGAATATATGTAGCTTCCAACATAGCGCAAAACTACGAGATTGCAGCTGCAACAGGAAACACTACTGCGTTTGTAACTGAGGCTTTAGCGTTGAAATTCATAGGTATTACTATGGTGGCTTGTGATGGATTACCTAACGATACTATCGTATTGACTTTGAAAAACAACTTAATCTATGCCTTTGATGGTGAGGGTGATTCTAAAGCGTTGAAAGCAGTTAACTTAGAGGATTCAGTTGCTGAGCCTTTATTAAGAACTAGAGTAAACCTTAAAGCAGGCTTTTTCCATACAAACGGATCAGAAATTGTTTTATACTCTCCAACAGTATCATAGTTAAACCAAAAATAAATCGAGAAAGGGTGGTGCAATAAACACCACCTTTTTTTTTTATAACTTTAAAAATAAATCAAAATGGCTTGTACATCATTAGAAAGCATTGTAAAGGGTTGCGAAAATAATTTAGGGGGTATATATAACCTATGGATTAACGACCAAGACAATGTTACAGGATTGACTGTTGACGCTCCTACCTGGGAGATAACAGCAATGACTCATACAACAGGATTCGAAAAAATCGAATTTAAAAGATACGTAGGAAACTATACTGAGGACATGGTTAACTCAAACGAGAATGGCTCAAGCATAGTAACTGCTACGTTAAACTTAATGCTTCACAGACGTGATGGCGCAAAATCAAGAGCGTTAAAAATCATGTCTGAGGGCAATAGATATTTAGCTATTATCGTAGAAGATGGAAATGGCAAATATTGGTATTTACCTTTTATGCAATTAACAACAGGAGGAGAGGGATCAGGTCAAGCGAAAGCAGACGGATCTAAATACTCTTTAATATTTGTTGGAGAAAACGAGCAATATGCTTATGAGGTTGACTCAACAGTTATTGCAACAATAGAAAGCGTAGTATCTTAAATTATTAGGGGGTGAAAATCCCCCTTTATTTTTTTCAAATGATTTACATAACTAAAGACGTTGTTAACACTATATGTTTAACATTAACGGAAAGTACGACTATTACTAATCCGTTTTTTTTATTTGTGTTTACCCCTGAATTTTCAGGAGGTACTCCAATAAATTGGGTTGGTTCTGATACTTCAAGTTTTAAAGAACGATATAACGCATTTCAATTAATTGAGGGTGTTGACGTAACATTTGAAAGAGGTCAATATATTTACGAAGTATACGAGGCGGTAAGTGAACCTACAACAATAGAGGATTGTGTAGGTAAAATTGAGGAGGGGCGCATGGTGGTCGAGTTAGACAATACAACTACATCAATATACGATTAATATGGGATGGTTTAATTTTAAAAAAGAAATAAAAGTAAGCGTAGATAGTTATCAATCATTCAGTACTCCATTTGGAAAGATTGGAAAAGGTAATTTAAGTTTACCTTATATAACAGATCAATACACTGGAGGAGGTGGATACGTATTATTTGGAAATGATAATCTTTATCCTCAGCTACTTAATCAAATATATTACTCATCGCCTTTGCATTCAAGCATTGTAAACTTTACTGCTAATGCTGTAATTGGAGGAGGTTATGAGTTAGGTTTAGAAAGAAAAACTCCACAGGAAAAAGTTGAGTATTACACTTGGCTAAACAGACTTAAATTAAATAAGACTTTACAAGCTATTACGCTTGATTTAATTATCCATAAAAGAGTTTATTTCATTATTAATAAAGACAAGGGTACATCGATAAGGGTAGCACCTGAGAAAGTTCGTACAAACAACGATAAATCGCTTTACTTTATTTGTAATGACTGGAGTAGACAGGTAAATATTAAACCAATTAAACCCTATCATGTGACTTGTAAAGACAAAGAGCAGTTATATGTGTACGAAGTTTACTCCGTAGGTCAGGACATTTATTCACTACCAAGTTATTCAAGTGCTTTAAATTGGATGTTTTTAGATGGTGATATGTCAAACTTGCATAAGTCAAACATTCAAAATAGTATTTTTCCATCATTTGCTTTAATGTTTCCAAAGAAATTCCAAAACGATGAGGAGAAAAGAAGCATACAACAAACAGTTGAGAAAGCTAAAGGAAGTAGCGAGGCAGGTAAAGTAGTGGTATTTTCTGCAAATCAAAAAGAATTGCTTCCCGAAATCGTACCAATACCGACAAATAACAATGATAAGTTATTTATTGAAACTGATGAGCAAATCAATTTAAAAATTTGTCAAGCGCATACCATCGACCCTATGTTAATGGGAGTGCGAGTAAGTGGTAAACTGGGGGGAGGTAGTGATATTAAACAAGCGTACATCGTATGGGAGAAAAATATTGTTATGCCTTTAAGAAATGATATAGAGTTTATATTCAATGAAATATTATCTATTTGTGGATTACATCCTACATTTATTTTAAATGATTATCAAATATTAAACGAAACTATTATCGAAACTATAAACGATAAAGAAACAAAAAAAAGTAA